CCTACCGGGGGCCCAGGGCGCAGTGCAATGCATCCTAATCCTGGGATGTATTATCTCAAAGTGGGACTTGTTCCCAGAAAGGTGAGACATGAGTCTCTACCAAACTGGGGCTAAGCCCCAGCGCAGTATCGTTGAGCTCCGACTTAAGGTCGAGGCCAACGGCACCAAGTACGACCCCCTTACCGACTCGTTTATGCGAGCCGAGAGGGCGTCGTTCTTGCCGTTCAAGGTGATGAACACCTGGGACGACACGCGACAGAGGGTCGCACGGGCGAAGCTGCAAAACAGCAAGCCCTTCACGTCCTTCTGCCCGGAGAGGTAATCATTGTTGGATTAGATTCCTCGGATTTACGAGGAGGACCATTAGGTTTCACCGGCCGTTAGGAGGTAGCCATTAACTCCCGCACGCGGAAAATACCGTATGACGGGGTTGCGGCTAGTCGCATGCATACTTGGACCGATATCACCGGTTCTGGACGAGTCCAGGATTCGGTGACGGTCTCTGATGGCATTGCGGCTTTTGCCCCACTAACTGGGACTCAGTATACTGAGTCTGAAAACCATCCTTCGTGGCGTGCTCGTTCTAAGGGCACGTTCACGGGAGATCTGGGTGGTCCGTTTCTTTCCCGAAAGACTTACGCGTCCGGTATTCCGGTACTCGTGGAGCTTTCTGGGATTCAAACGGCTTCGGGTAGGACTGATGGTGCCACTTACAGTGGTCCATGCCTCCCGATCGCACCTAGCTTGCTTTCGTTCCCTCCTTCAGCGGAGTCGTCAAACACTTCGCTGATTAAGAAGGGGACGGACGCTATAGCTATCTGCGCTCCATCTAGTCCCTCTGCGGATTTGACAACCGCAATGGGTGAGATCTTCCAAGACGGACTTCCGTCCGCCATTGGTGAGAAGCTCACCTATTGGAGGCACCTCAGGCCGAAAGCACGGAGACGTGCAATTGGTCATGAGTTCCTCAACCTTGAGTTCGGTTGGCAGCCTCTTATGTCGGACTTCACTCGACTTTGTAAGTCGATTATTCATGGTCAATCCATTATGGATAACTATGAAGCGAACTCCGGCAAATTGGTTCGCCGCAAGTTTGGTTTCCCGGTACAGGAAAGCGAGAGTGTTCTAAACACTCTGGATAATCGTACGGCGTGGATTCCACAAAGTACGAGTCTCCTTTATACAAACGCTTTTCCTGTTCGAGGACGAGTTACTTGTATTCGAAAGACTTACAAGTTGCAGTGGTTTAGCGGTGCCTTTACGTACTATGTTCCACCCCCGGACGGAAGTCTGAGGACAGACATTGCGCGTGCTGTCATCGCTGCCAGGCATACGCTTGGCATATCACTGACACCAGACTCTGTCTGGAATCTCGCCCCCTGGAGCTGGGCGGTCGACTGGTTCGGTAACACAGGCTCAGTTCTTCGGAACTGGGCTAACTGGGCTATCGATGGCCAAGTGTTGCGGTACGGCTACATGATGGAACATACCGTCAATGTAGATACCTGGACTTTTATCGGTCCGTCGGGCTTTCGCACGGCGGCCGTTCCATTTGATGTGACTTTGGTCAATGAGACCAAGAAGCGCATCAAAGCAACGCCTTTTGGTTTTGGCCTCAGCTTTAGTGGCTTTTCGCCTCTTCAGCTGGCCATTATTGGCGCTCTGGGTCTATCTCGGAGTTAGCCAGTAGATGCACTAACTGCGTCTAAACGCCAATGGAGTCTAACCGGGCTCCTAGGAGTGATGCTCATGTCGTTCGCCGATCCGCTTTCCATCACGATTGCTCCGGCAGGCGCACTGTCCCTGCCACGCGTCAGCGTGGAAGGTGACGATAGCGTCTATCAGAGCGCGGATGGCAACACAGTCGTGACCTCCTCCCATCAGATGGGTAAGAGGTTGCGGCATGTGCTGCGGCTCGATCTCTCGAAGATCACCTCCGATCCGTTTAAGCCGGCGGAAAACGTGAAGGTCGGAATGTCCACTTACGTGGTTTTCGACCTCCCGCCCGCCGGCTACACGGCTACGGAGGCTCTCGCTGCGCATGTCGGCTTCGCCGCCATGTACAACGCGACTTCGAACTTGCTGATCTCCAAGCTGCTCGCTGGCGAGAACTAATCCGTCTCGCCTGAGCTGTTAGGAGGACAGCAATGCTGCCTATCGATGGTGGCCATTCCCCGAGAAATCGGGATTCTGGTCCCCAGCACGCTCCGAAGAGGTTCGGGCGTCGCAAGACTGACGTTGCGTTGCGCCAGTTGCCCACGAAGAAATTCGTGGCACTGGTAACGCTAATAGTCAACTTGCTCGTAGTGGCAGGAGATGTGCTAACTCATTACCCTCACGGGTGTTGAGCGCATATGCGAATCGTACGGAGGTAGTTGTTAGTCATGGTCCGCTCCGTGAAAACGGGCAGCTCATGGTTATTCAACTATGGATTCCGGAAACGGATATCCCAGAAGTCCTAGAGATTTTGCATCGCCTTCTCAGCTCATTGTATGATCTGATGGCGGTGTGTGATCTCCGGGGTCTCTGACCTCCTCACGAGCTAGACGGCAGAGCTAAGGATAGCCACCTCTGATAAGGAGGGACTATGAAAAGCCTGACGTCACTCTGGTCCTGTGTGGCTAGTGAAATGGCCACACGATGCTGCACTAGCGCCACACGCGACATAAAGACTGTCGTGTGTCGGGTTGAACACGAGGGGTTGTCGTTTTTTAGCGATTACCCTGGCGGACTTTGGTAAAGCCATCCAAAAATGGCTGGACCAAGGTTTCGTCGTCCCTTCTGACTGCCCTGCCTTTAAGGCTGGACGTCATACTGGTCTCCCCCTATTTCTAGGAGGTTTCCTTGGACGTGTGTTCAATCCTTGTAGTGGCACGTTGCTTGACGAGCCGGACATTGAAGCAATCATTGCTTTGCGCGAGTTGACACTCGCGTTCAGCAAGATCGCTCTCCCTCAGGAGGATGCTTTCGCTACCTCCTCTCGGGTTGTTAATCCGAGACGTGAGAGACGAGCAATGCTCGACTACGTCAAGTGTGAGCAGGATGTCAAGGAAGCGGATTCGCTTTTGGATCCTTCTTATATGGAGGATTTCAAGCGTGTTTCCGCTTTGCTTTTCGGTGATTTGCTGGCAAAAGTGGACAGAGATGTCCACTGGGCCCGCCTTCACCCTAAGCACGGCCCAGGCGCAGTTGCAGATCGACTTAGCAGTAATGCTAAGTGGAATCTGCGAACCTGGACCGCTCGTCTTCAGCCATCTCTTCCGGCTGAAGAGTTCCTTATTCCTAATCGGTCTTATAAGGCCGAGATGGACAAGGAACTTGTCATCCTCGAACCCGGAGCTGAGATGCCCGTTAGGGTTATCACAGTTCCTAAGACGCTCAAAACTCCTCGCATAATTGCGATTGAACCGGCTGCCATGCAATTTGCACAGCAGTCGATCCTTCGCAGTTTGCTTGCCGCGTTTAAAGAGGATGGTTTCCTCTCGCGCGTTATCGGATTTGATGACCAGGACCCTAATAGGGTAATGGCTTCACAAGGCTCCCGCTGCGGGGACCTTGCCACGCTCGATTTGAGTGAGGCTTCCGATAGAGTTTCGAATCAGCATGTACGGGCGATGCTCGCCGACTTCCCGGAATTGCTACGGGCTGTCGATGGATGTCGTTCCCGAAAGGCTGATGTACCTGGTCATGGCGTTATACGCCTAGCCAAGTACGCCTCTATGGGTTCAGCTCTCTGCTTTCCCTTTGAAGCAATGGTCTTTACGACCTTGATCTTCTTGGGGATCGAAAGGGAGCTCAACGCTCCGCTTTCTTGGAAGACGCTTAAGCGTTTTTCCAAGCAGGTGCGTGTCTTCGGGGATGATTTGATCGTCCCCGTGGACTATGTGCTGTCCGTCGTTAACGAACTCGAGACTTTTGGGTTTCGGGTAAACGTTAGCAAGTCTTACTGGACCGGAAGGTTCAGGGAGTCTTGCGGACGGGAGTATTTTGACGGCCACGACGTTTCAATCGTCAAGGTTCGTCAAGTACTACCGACACGACGGCAGGACGCGAGCGGTGTTATCGCTGCGGTCGCCCTCCGGAACAATTTCTATTGGTCCGGGTTTTGGAAGACCGCGGCGTGGTTGGATGACTACTTGGAGAGACTTCTAAAGGTCTTCCCAAATGTAGCTCCTTCCTCACCGCTGTTGGGCCGGGAGTCGGTCTTGGGTTATCAATTCCAAGGCCTTCACCCTAATCACCACAGCCCCATAACCAAGGGCTATTACGTGGTGGCCAAACCTCCTCGAGATTCTCTCGATGGGGTAGGCGCCCTACTTAAGTGTCTCTCCCGGTATCCCTGGGGTGGCTTCGGCTTGCCGAAGCCTATCCAAAGAACCGACATTGACGTTGCGAGCGTCGATGATGAGCACTTGGA